GCGGCCGGCGCCCGGATGTGTCCGGCGCACGGGCCGAGGATGCAGTCACCCAGGCCCGCCGCTACGCCGCCCACATGCTGTCGGTCGGCGGCATGACCCAGCCGCAACACGACGCCCACATCGCGCAAGCCATCCAGCGCGCGAAAGGAGACGCCGCATGAGCCACGCCACCATGGAACAGCTCCGCGCCGAGCTGCTCGCCGACATGCATGACCAGCTACTGGCCGTCATGGAGGATCTGGGCATCGAGAAGCCCACCGCCGAGCACGTCAGCTGCGCCTGCGTCGATCACCTGGCACAGCACTGGGGCGGCCAGGTTGTCAGCATCCCGAAGGACCATGCCTACCGCCTCAGCCAGCGCGAGCGCGAGATCCTGGAGCGCTACCGCCACGGCGCCCTGGTCCGCGAGCTGGCCAGCGCCTACGGCATGACCGAGCGCGGCATGCGCAAGCTGCTCGCCCGCGCCACCCGCCGCGACCACTGCGACAACCAGCTGGACCTGTTCGGGACGGGTGATTCCGGCCCGGACAAGGCCGCCGCCTGAATCGCCCGTGGCGCCGTTCTGCCCCCCTGAGCGCTGTGCTGGCCCGACGATGTCCGAAGGCCGGGCGCCTGAGGCGCGCGTAACGCGTTTAACGCGGGGATAAGAGGTCACGTAGGGCCCGCAGGGCCGGTTGTCCTTCCGCATGGGATAGATGGCATGCTTGGGACACCTAGCTACCACCATCCCAATCGGAAGCCCAACTGTGCCATTCCCAGTGTTAGAGCTAGAGGAGACCGTCGAGTACTCCAACGAAGGCCCCCTGCCCATTGCCGATGTCATCGCATCCCTCCGCGCGTTGGAACGGATCGCGAATAACCTGGTTCCCCGAGCCCTCTCGGAGTTGGCCGATACCAACGTCCTGAACGTCGAGCTGCTTGTCGAGGGATTTGAGGACGGCTCGTTCAAGGAAAGCTTCGTTTGTCGAGTGGTGTTTGGGGATGAGAAGTCCTATGACCGATTCATCGAGAAACTACACAAGGGCGAACTGCGGGGTGCCATCAAGGGCGCTGTCGACAAGTGGGGGAGCTCCATGAGCCCGGTTCAGAAGGCGACTGCTGTGGGTGTTGTCCTGGCGCTGCTGTTGAGCGCCGGAATCTATTACGCAGGCCAGATGGCCGGCACCTCTGAAGAAGGCCAGGCGCTTATCCGGGCCAACGACATCACGATCGTGAACATTGGCGCCGACGTTTTTGGCAAATCACCGGAAGAAATCGGGCGGATCATCAGCGACGTGGCAGGTACTCAGAGAAAGAGACTCGCTCGTGATGCGGTGGACGCTATTGCCCCAGCCAAGCGCGAGCCAGGCTCCAGCATCCAGCTGGGCAACGGCGCCGCGGTTACGATCCCATCCGATGTGATCACCGTCTCGCCGAGCGATCTCGCCCAGGACCCATTCGAGTCTGAGACCATCTATCGGGATGTCGATCTTCAGATTCGCGCTCAAGACCTGGACTCGGCGAGCCGGGGATGGGCGGCTCTGATTCCTGGGCTGATCGACCGCCGCGTGCGTCTGGTACTCGGAGAGGGCATAGATGTAGGCGACCTCGCCGGTCGGTTCTCGATCCGTGCTGACGTGGAGGTTCTCTACCGCATGGATGGGCGCACCAAGTCGATGCGGCCGCAGCAAATCACCATCCTAGAGATCATCAAGGATGATGACATGCCGGACGCTGCCGACGATTAGGTTCAGCTAGTTCCTCGATGGCCACGGTCCCTGTGAACTAGGCCCCAAGACTCCACCCCGGCGCATCACCACGATGCGCCCATGGACACGCCGCAGCCCACCGAGATCGAGATCTTCCGCGCCGGTACGCACACGGCGATGGACGGGTCCCAGGTCACCATCACCGCCGCTGACCTGGCGGCGATCGCCGAGCGCTACGACCCGAGCAAGGGCGAGGCGCCGCTGGTGGTGGGTCATCCGCAGATCAACGCGCCGGCGTACGGCTGGGCCAAGCGCCTGCGCGCCGAGGGCGACCTGCTGTTCGCGCAACCGCACCAGGTCGATGACGCGTTCGCCGACATGGTGCGCGCCGGGCGCTTCAAGAAGCGGTCGGCTTCCTTCTTCCGCCCGGAGTCTCCGGGCAACCCGACGCCGGGTGAGTTCTACCTGCGCCACATCGGGTTCCTGGGCGCCGCGCCGCCGGCGGTAGCCGGCCTGCGCGATGCCAGCTTCGCGGCCGGCGAGCAGTTCGCGACGGTCGAGTTCGCCGCGCCGAACGTGTGGTGGGTGTTCCGCTCCATCGCCGATCTGTTCCGCCGGTTCCGCGAAGACCTGGTGGCCCGCGACGGCGTCGAGCGCGCCGACCAGCTGCTGCCGAACTACGCCATCGATTCCATCGCCGAGGCCGCGCGCGATCCGGCGCCGGCCAGCGCCTCCTTTGCCACCCCGCCGACCACGGAGCCGACCATGGACCCGAACAAGACCGCCGACTTCGCCGCGCGTGATGCCGCACTGACCACCCGCGAGCAGGACATCGCCAACCGCGAGGCCAAGCTCCGCGAACAGGAGGGCAAGGCCGCCCGCGCCGAGGTGGTCGAGTTCGCCGCCGCCCTGGTCAAGGAAGGCCGCCTCCTGCCGCGCGACCAGCCGGCCATCGTCGAGCTGCTCGCCCAGCTGCAGACGGCACCGGCCACCCTGGAGTTCGCCGCGGCCGACGGCAACCAGGTCAAGACCGGCGCGGCCGATGCGCTGCGCGGCTTCCTGAAGGCCCTGCCGGTGCAGGTCGACTTCTCCGAGCGTTCCCGCGATGACCGCGACGGCGCCGGCGGCGGCATCGACTTCGCCGCGCCGCGTGACACGCAGGTCAACCGCGAGAAGCTCGAACTGGACGCCAAGGCCCAGGCCTACATGCGCCAGCACCCGAACACGTCCTACCTGGACGCCGTCCGCGCGGTCGGCGGCTGATCCCACCCGAACCCGATCACCACTACGGAGCCTGCCATGCGCCAGTCCTCGCCTCTTCTCGCGCTCACGGTGCTTGCCACCGCCATCGTCAGCGCCCATCGCTTCCTCACGCTCGACGGCGCGCACGCTGCCGCCGGCGGTGATGCCATCGGCGTCGGCAAACACGACGGCGCCATCGGCGACGCGATCGCCGTCGACGTGATCGGCACCGCCATCGTCCAGACCGGCGGTGTGTTCGGCAAGGGCGCTTATCTGTCCAGCGATGCCAACGGCAAGGCCGTGCTCGCCACGGACAGCGGCGTGCGCCAGGCGGTGATCGACGGCGGCGCAGCCGGCGCGCTGGTGCTGACCGGCGTCCTGGCCACCGACCGGCTGATCAGCGTGGCGCGGCTCAACCGCGACGCCACTGCGGCCAACGTCGACCTGGACGATCTGACCGCCGAGTTCTCGATCAGCGACGACGACGAGATCACCAACGCCGGCGGCACCAACACCACGGGCGATGCGCTCCTGGTCACCTGGGCCACGCCGAGCCCGGTGCTCGCCCAGGCGCTGGAGGCGTCCGGCGGCTCCGACCGCTTCGTCGAAGTCCTCCTGCTGAAGCCGGTCGCCTGACGGCGCCGGCACCGCTTTCCCACCTGTAGCTACGGAGCACCGCTATGCAGAGTCAAGCCCAGGTTCGCGTCGTCGATCCGATCCTTTCCCGCCACGCGCGTGGGTATCGCCAGCAGCAGCTGGTGGGCTCTGCGCTGTTCCCGCTGGCCTACGTCGCTGCCTACGGCGGCAAGGTCATCGAGTTCGACAAGAGCGCCTTCCGCGCCTACAACACTCAGCGCGCGCCGGGCACCAAGACCAAGCGCATCCAGTTCGGTTACGCCGGTCGCGACTATTCGATCAGCTCGCACTCGCTGGAAGGCTACGTTCCCGACGAGCATCGACGCGACGGCATCGCGGTGCCGGGCATCGACCTCGCCGCCCGTGCGGTGAACGTCCCGATGCGGGCGCTGCTCTTGGAGCATGAGGTGCGCTGCGCGGCCCTCGCGCTCAACGCCTCCAACTACGACAGCGACCACAAGGTGGCGCTGACCAGCGGCGACCGCTGGACCGGCTCGGAGTCTTCGCCGAACGGCGACATCGAGGCCGGCAAGGAGGCGATCCGCGCATCGATCGGCGTCTATCCGAACGTGGCCCTGGTGAGCGCCAAGGCGATGAGCGCGCTGCGTTTCAATCCGCAGGTCCTGGATCGATTGAAGTACACCGGCCGCGACACGCCGACCGCCGAGATCCTTTCCGCCATGTGGGGCATCGAGCGCGTGGTGGTGGGTGCTGCAGTCGCCGCCGCCGAGGCCGACGACGCCTTCGGTGACGTATGGGGCGACGACGTGGTGCTGGGCTACGCGGCCCAGGGCAACGGTGACCTCGGCGTGCTCAACGCCGAGGAACCCAGCTGCGGCTACACCTACGCCATCGAAGGCATGCCGATGGTGGAAGAGCCCTACCGCGACAACAGCGCGAAGAGCTGGATCTACCCGGTCACCTTCGACAACACCCCGGTGCTGAGCGGCATGACCGCGATGTACCTGATCCAGGACGCTGGCGCCGCCGCCAGCTAACCCAACGCTCGGTGGGAGTGGTGCGGTGAGGTAGGGGCGGCGGTGCGATGCGCCGCCGCCCCGATCCTTGGCCGGCCGGCACAGCAGGGAGTTTCACCATGGCAAAGTCCAAGAAGGCCACCGACCACCAGGGCGAGCTGCGCCGTTATGAGGTGCTGATCCCGATCAAGTTCGCGGGTCGCGTCACCAAGCGTGGCCCGGTGGAGCTGCCGATCGCGGTGGGCGACGAGCTGGCTGAGCGCGGCGTTGTTGCGCCGATCCCTGATGCGAGCGCAATCAAGCCCGGCAGTCAGGTCGGCGCCAATCCGAACAACCCCCGCGAGGAGAGCGGGCGTTCTGCTGCCGCCGGCGAGGCCGGCGGCAGCGCTTCCTCGACGAAGTCCGAGGCGGCAGCGCCCAAGCAAGCGCCGGCTGGCAATGCCAAGCAGCCGGCGACGAAGGCCGCGGGCAAGGCCCCCAGCAAGAAGGCGAAGTAACCCTGTGTCCTACGTCACCGCCAACCAGCTCGCAGCCGGCCCGGGCGCTCTCAAGGAGCTGACCGAGCTGGGCGGCGTGGCCTCGCCCGAGCTGATGGCGGCGACGATCAGCGGCGCCGACCGCAGCAGCTGGACGGCCGACGAGATCGAGGTGGCCGACGCCATGCTGGCGTCGATCAACCAGGCAATCGCCCTGGCGGACTCCGAGTGCGATGCACGGCTGCGCCAGCGTGGCTACGTGCTGCCGATCGATGTGCTGCAGTTCCCGGTGCTGACGGTCTGGGCGCGCGCGATTGCGCGCTACCACCTCAACCTGCAGCGCGATCGAACGAACGAGGAAACCGGCCGCGTCGAACGCGACTACCGCGACGCCCTGCGCGCGCTGCAGCTGGTCGCGGACGGCAAGCTCTCCCTGGGCGCGAACGATCCGCTCGCTCCGGCCACGCCAAGCGCGGCGAGCAGCGGGCCGAGCTACTGCGCCGACGAGCGCGTGTTCGACCGCAACAGCCTGGCGGACTACTGACCGTGCTCGCCTTCCCCGAAGACGCCGTCATCCAGCGCCTGCAGGGCGTCAGCGCGATCGCGCTGCTCGG